TGAATGGGGTCTGTATTAAGGAGGGTGCTATGGGAAGAACAACAACGCAGATGGAACTTGTTTCCATTACAAAATTAGTGCCGTATGTAAATAACGCCCGCACCCATTCTCCGGAGCAGATTATGAAACTCCGTTCTTCGCTCCGTGAATTCGGTTTTATCAACCCTGTCATTATTGATAAGGATTACGGCATTATTGCCGGACACGGACGTGTGATGGCAGCCAAGGAAGAAGGCATCGATGAAGTACCTTGTGTTTTCGTGGACTACCTTACCGAGGCACAGAAGAAAGCCTACATCCTTGCCGATAACCGTATGGCTCTTGACGCAGGTTGGGATGAGGCAATGCTGAAAATTGAAATCGAGTCCTTGCAGGGCATGGATTTTGATATCGGTCTTGCAGGCTTTGACGATGATGAAATCGCAGACCTCTTTGCCGGAGAAGATAAATCCGATGTGGAAGAGGACGATTTTGATTTGAACGATGCCCTGGAAAAGGCGGCCTTTGTGGAGCGTGGCGATGTATGGACGGTGGGCAGACACAGACTGATGTGTGGTGATGCCACTAACGCCGATGATGTTGCTATCCTTATGGACGGAAAGAAAGCCAACCTTGTGCTGACCGACCCTCCGTATAATGTAGCCTTTGAAAGTTCCGATGGTCTGTCCATCAAAAATGATAAGATGGCAAGCGAGAAGTTTTATGAATTTCTACTTTCGGCATTTCAGAACATGGCTGCCCACCTGGAAAAAGGCGGTGCCGCTTATGTGTTCCATGCCGACACGGAAGGTCTTAATTTCCGTAAGGCATTTATCGATGCAGGCTTTCATCTTTCCGGCTGTTGCATTTGGGTGAAAAACTCCCTGGTGCTTGGCAGAAGTGATTATCAGTGGCAACATGAACCTGTGCTTTATGGTTTCCTCCAGAACGGCAAACACTACTGGAGCAAGAACGCAGGTAGAAGTCAGACCACCATTTGGAACTTCGATAAGCCCAAGAAAAATAAAAACCATCCGACTTCCAAGCCTCTTGACCTGCTTGCCTACCCGATTGGAAACTCAAGCCGTGAGAATTCCATCGTGGTGGATACCTTCGGTGGCAGCGGTTCAACGCTGATGGCTTGCGAGAGAACCAACCGCATCTGCCATACGATGGAGTTGGATGAAAAGTACGCATCAGTTATCCTCCGCAGATATGTGGAAGATACGGGTGATGCAGACGGTGTATTTGTTATCCGTAACGGTGTGCAGATACCGTATGCCGACCTTGTAAAGGAGGTTGGTGCAGATGAATAAGAAACCTATGACCCTCGGTAGCTTGTTTGATGGCTCCGGGGGATTTCCTTTGGGAGGCTTGATTTCCGGTATTACCCCTTTGTGGGCATCGGAAGTTGAGCCTTTTCCTATTCGTGTAACAAGCAAGCGTATCCCTCAGGTGAAGCACCTGGGTGATATTTCAACTATCAACGGTGCCAAGGTTGACCCCGTGGACATCATCACATTCGGCAGTCCCTGCCAGGATATGAGCGTAGCGGGTAAACGCAGTGGTCTTGACGGAGAACGCTCCTGCCTGTTCTACGAAGCAATCCGAATCGTAAAAGAAATGAGGTGTAAAACCAATGGTGAGTATCCAAGATACATCGTGTGGGAAAATGTCCCCGGCGCCTTCTCCTCAAACGCAGGAGAAGATTTCAAAGCCGTCCTCGAAGCAGTTGCGTCCGTCAAAGGTGACTATGCTGTCCCTTGTCCTCCAAAAGGAAAATGGACAGGAGCAGGAGAAATCCTGGGAGATGGTTTCAGTATCGCCTGGAGATGCGTTGACGCGCAGTTTTGGGGAGTTCCCCAAAGAAGAAGACGTATCTATCTTGTCGCAGATTTTAATGGTGGGTGTGCCGGAAAAATATTATTTGAGTCAGAAGGCCTGTTTAGGAATCTTGAAACGAGCCGATGCCCGTGGAAAAGAACTGCCAGAACTTCTGAAGAAAGCACTCCTGCGACAGGCATCGTCTTAAATGACCAGGGCGGCAACCGTATGGATGTCACCGATGATGTAACCTGTACCCTTCGTGCCGAGTCGCATCATCCGCCTTGTGTTATGGAGTCTGCGGGATTTTGCACGGAACACTCTGCCGACAGCCGAGGCATCGGTTATGAGGAAGAAAAATCTCCAACGCTTAGAGCGGGAGTCATTCCTGCAACCGTATATGAAAATCACTCACAGGACACCCGTTATGTGGGTCCCCTTGATGTGGCACAGACCGTGGCGGCAACCTACGGCACAGGCGGAAACAATCAGCCGTTTGTGGTAGAGCCGACTGCTTTTGGTGTCTGCTCCAAGGACAGCAATGCAATGAAGTCTGCAAATCCCAACAGTGGATTTTATAAGGCGGATACTTCACGAACCCTTGACGGCAACGGTGGAAATCCTACCTGCAATCAGGGCGGCATTGCCATCGTGGAAGGCAACGGCTCCCGTCCTTCCCACCACGGTAACGGCTATGCCGAAAGTGATGTCATGTATACCTTGAACACCGTAGACCGCCATGCCGTTGTCTATGCCATTGACCGTGAAAGTTATAACTGCGGTCAGAACTTTGCAAGGAATATGGGTATCAGTGATGAGGGTGTCAATTCCACACTGAAAGCTACGGGGCCCGATGCGGTTGCCGTTCCCACCTACTCAAGCAGCAAAGCATCGTTCTTCACTTCTGCGGAAGAGGAACTTGCCAACACTTTAGTAGCTACGGATTACAAAGACCCACCGCTTGTCAACGATACCGATGCGGATCTGGAATACGTTGTGCGTAGGCTGACTCCTACGGAATGTGCAAGGCTCCAGGGATTTCCGGATTGGTGGTGTGCTGACCTTGGTGAGAAACTTCCTTCTGAAGAGGAACTCACACGGTGGGCAGAAATCTTTGAAACACATCGTAAGATTGTGGGAACATCAAGCAAACCGAAAACACGGAAGCAGATATTCAAGTGGCTTCAGAACCCTCATTCCGATTCGGCGGAGTATAAGATGTGGGGCAACGGTGTGGCACTTCCCAATGTGGTTTATGTGCTGACTGGCATCGTGTACTATACACAAAATGACGGGGTGTAAATCTACAACTATTCTCCCTTATATTTTGCACATATTACTTGCTATTTTACGGCTTTAGAGTGATATATGTAGTACCGAAAAAACAAGGAGGTACTCACACGATGAGAATTGAATTTAATGTAACAGGCAGTGACCGCAAGGCACTGGTTACGGCGATGGCAGACATTCTGAATGTAAAAGCAAAATACCTGGGTGTGCCAAGCCTGAACTACGAGGTGGATTATTTCACAGTAACAAAAGATGGTGCGGTGGAGTTTGATGACAGAGCCGACAGCGAAGAAATCGAGCAGTTGCTTGAGAGCCTTGCTGACAAAGGCTTTGTCGCAGCTCCCGCAGAAATGGCGCAGGCTTGGCTTGATGCAAGAGCCGAGGAAACAGCCGAAGAACCCGCCGAACAGCCACAGGGCGAAACGGTGGGGCTTACGGTGGCGATTCCCCTTGATAAGGTAGCGGTCGGAAATCTTACGAACCTTCTGGATGCCAAGGGCAGCCTTATAAAGAAAGCCTTGGGTATTCCCGCAACACCAATCGAAATCGGCGAGGACAGGGTTTCCTTCCCTTGGTTTGGAGAGGAACTGGATGCAGATGAGGTCAAGGCTTACAGCCACTTCATTGCAGCCCTTTGTGAGATGAGCCGAAATCAGAAACGCATCAACGCCACGGAAAAAGCGGTGGACAATGAAAAATACGCATTTCGCTGTTTCCTTCTCCGCCTCGGCTTTATCGGAAACGAATACAAGACCGAGAGAAAAATCCTGCTCCGCAACCTTTCCGGCAGCAGTGCTTTCAAAGGAGGTGCCAAGAATGAGATTTCCGAATAAAGAAACCGTTGAGCGTGTAAGAAAAGAATACCCTGTTGGATGCCGTGTGGAACTGGTGCAGATGGATGATATGCAGGCTCCACCCATTGGTACAAAGGGTACGGTCAGAGGTGTGGATGACACAGCCTCCATCATGGTTCGTTGGGATACAGGCTCCGGCTTGAATGTGGTGTTCGGTGTCGATGTTTGTCGAAAACTGGATGCCGTGAAGATTACCTGCTACGGACAGACGGAGGTTTGGGATAGCAGAAAAGAAGCGGCTGACTTTTACCTCAGAGCCATTGCAGGGTCCGAGGGCAGCGAGTGTGAACGCTATACCAAGATATACACGGAACTTCTTATGGGCAAGGAGGTCTGCACCGATGAATAAAATCAAGGAACAGATACTCGCCATCCGAGCAACCGGACGAACCAATATGTTTGATGTGCCGATGGTACAGTACATTGCCAACGAGATGCATTTTTACGAATTGGTGGTGTACCTTGAGGAACACCGAAAGGAATACACTCACTTTATACTTACAGGCGAAATGGAGGACTGACTATGTGGAAAGAAGGAACAATCGGCATTCCAAAGCCGGACGGCGGTTACAAGGCAGTCCATTACTGGATAAAGGTTTATGAAAAAGGCAGTCAGTTCGGTATCAACGGCGGAAAAATCAGCAAGCTGATGCTGAAACTCGATGGCGAGGTTATTGCCAACTATGACAGAGGTTGGGATGTTGAACCCGCAACCGAAGAAGCCAACCTTGCCCTTTGCATTTTACTGAACGAACACAACTAAAAAATCCTGTAAAGGCAGGACGGAGCCGAGAGGCTCTGTTCCTCGTATACGAAGGTCGCATTATTATATGGCGGCATATTACGAGCGTAGCGAGTAACAAGGTTCTCGTTACGGTCAAAATCTTTGATTTTGGGAACCGTAGAGGTTCTTATTTTTTATGCCATTTTTGAGGAGGTGACGGCATTTGAGAAAACTGAAAAACTATAAGCCAACCCGCTTTATGGCGGAGGGCAGTTATTACGATAAGGATGCCGCCGACCACGCAGTATGCTTTATTGAAAAATTCTGCTGTCACACCAAAGGCACGTGGGATGGAAAGCCATTTGAACTGATTGACTGGCAGGAGCAGATTATCCGAGATATTTTCGGTGTCCTGAAACCAAACGGATACAGGCAGTTCAACACAGCCTATATCGAAATCCCAAAGAAACAAGGCAAATCGGAACTGGCGGCGGCAGTGGCATTGTATCTTTTGTGCGCTGACTTTGAACCTGGCGCAGAAGTGTACGGATGTGCTGCGGATAAAGACCAGGCACGAATCGTATTTGATGTTGCTTTGGAAATGGTAAGGCGCAGTCCTCTGCTTAAAAATAAGATGACCATTCAGGCAAGCCAGAAGACCATGACCTACAACCCGACGGGCAGTAAATACAAGGCTCTGTCGGCGGATGTAGCCAACAAGCATGGTTTCAATACTCACGGCGTTATTTTTGATGAGCTGCATACCCAGCCGAACCGAAAACTGTTTGATGTTATGACCAAGGGTTCCGGTGACGCAAGAATGCAGCCTCTTTACTTCCTGATCACCACGGCGGGAAACGATATGCAGTCCATCTGCTACGAAACCCACCAAAAGGCAAAGGATATCATTGAAGGTCGAAAAGTCGACCCTACCTTCTACCCTGTGATTTACGGTGCAGAGGATGATGACGATTGGACTGACCCGGAAGTATGGAAGAAAGCCAATCCATCCCTTGGTGTTACGGTTGGCATCGACAAGGTGGAGCAAGCCTGTGAACAGGCAAAGCAGAACCCCGGCGAAGAGAATGCTTTCCGTCAGCTAAGGCTGAATCAGTGGGTAAAGCAGGCTGTCCGTTGGATGCCGATGGCGGTGTGGGATGTCTGTGCATTCCCGACAGATAAATCCGAACTGGAAGGCCGTGTCTGCTACGGTGGACTTGACCTTTCAAGCACTACGGATATTACGGCGTTTGTGCTGGTGTTCCCGCCGGAGGACGAGGATGATAAATATATCATTCTGCCGTATTTTTGGATACCCGAAGATAACATCGACCTGCGTGTGCGCCGTGACCACGTGCCGTATGACATATGGGAACGACAGGACTTGCTTATGACCACCGAGGGCAATGTAGTCCATTACGGCTATATCGAGAAATTCATCGAGTCCCTTGGTGAGAAATACAACATCCGAGAAATCGCATATGACCGTTGGGGTGCTGTGCAGATGGTGCAGAACCTTGAGGGTATGGGATTCACGGTAGTTCCTTTCGGTCAAGGGTACAAAGATATGTCCCCGCCGACCAAGGAACTGATGAAACTTGCGATGGAGAAAAAACTGGCTCACGGCGGGCATCCGGTTCTTAGGTGGATGATGGATAACATCTACATCAAAACAGACCCTGCCGGAAACATCAAAGCTGACAAAGCCAAATCCACAGAAAAGATTGACGGTGCCGTTGCAACGATTATGGCGCTCGACCGTGCAATCCGATGTGGCAACACCAACAGTGCCAGCGTGTACGATGACCGTGGCATTTTGTTTATTTAGGAAGGAGCGTGATTTGATATGGGTATATTTACAGGAATGTTTAAGTCCAGAGATAAGCCTGAAAACAGAACGGCGGGCAGTGCCTACACCTTTTATATGGGCGGCACAACATCCGGCAAGGCAGTAACCGAGCGTTCTGCCATGCAGATGACGGCGGTGTATTCCTGTGTCCGTATCCTGGCTGAAGCCGTGGCAGGCTTGCCTTTGCATTTATATAAATATAACGATGACGGTGGCAAGGAAAAAGCCATCGACCATCCGCTTTACCGATTGCTCCATGATGAGCCGAATCCGGAGATGAGTTCTTTCGTATTCCGAGAGACGCTCATGACCCATCTGCTCCTGTGGGGCAATGCCTATGCCCAGGTTATCCGAAACGGCAAGAATGAGGTGGTGGCACTTTACCCGCTGATGCCAAACAAGATGAGCGTGGACAGGGATGAAAACGGACATCTGTATTACACCTATTACCGTGGTCCCGATGAGGCTATCAAAAATAAGGAGTTTGCAGTAACCTTGCAGCCTTCCGATGTGCTTCATATTCCAGGTCTTGGGTTTGACGGTCTTGTCGGCTACAGTCCCATCGCTATGGCAAAGAACGCCATCGGCATGGCGATTGCCTGCGAGGAGTACGGAGCCAAGTTCTTCGCCAACGGTGCTACACCGGGCGGTGTGTTGGAGCATCCAAGCACCATCAAAGACCCGCAGAGGGTCAGAGAGAGTTGGCAGGCGGCATTTGGCGGCAGTTCCAATTCCAATAAAGTGGCTGTCCTTGAAGAAGGAATGAAGTATACACCGATTTCCATTTCTCCGGAGCAGGCACAGTTCCTTGAAACAAGGAAGTTCCAAATCAATGAAATTGCTCGAATTTTCAGAGTCCCTCCCCATATGGTGGGCGACCTTGAGAAGTCGAGCTTTTCTAATATAGAGCAGCAATCCCTTGAGTTTGTGAAATACACCCTTGACCCGTGGGTTATCCGTTGGGAGCAGTCCATTCAGAGGGCGCTTTTATCCCACGATGAAAAGGTGCGTTATTTTGTGAAATTCAATCTGGAAGGTCTGCTCCGTGGCGATTATCAGAGCCGTATGAACGGCTATGCCATTGGTCGCCAGAACGGTTGGATGTCTGCAAACGATATCCGCGAACTGGAAAACCTCGACCGCATTCCTGCGGAAGATGGCGGCGACCTTTACCTTATCAACGGCAATATGCTCCCTCTGAAAGATGCGGGTGCTTTTGCAAATACAACTGACAATGACGGAAAGGAGGAAAATTCCGATGAAGAAGTTCTGGAAGTGGAAGAACCAGGCACAGACGGAAACGATGCCCGAGGCGAGGACACTGTTTCTGAACGGAACAATCGCAGAAGAAAGCTGGTTTGATGATGACGTCACTCCACAGCTTTTCAAGGACGAACTCATGGCAGGCTCCGGTGACATTACCGTGTGGATTAACTCACCCGGTGGTGACTGCGTGGCGGCTGCCCAGATCTACAATATGCTGATGGATTACAAGGGCAATGTCACGGTCAAGATTGACGGCATCGCTGCCTCCGCAGCATCCGTGATTGCGATGGCAGGAACGAAAGTGCTGATGTCCCCTGTGTCCATGATGATGATTCACAATCCTATGACGGTAGCATTCGGTGATTCCAGCGAAATGCAGAAAGCCATCGATATGCTCGCAAGCGTTAAGGATTCCATCATCAATGCCTATGAGATTAAGACAGGCTTGTCCCGTACAAAGCTGTCCCACCTCATGGACGCAGAAACATGGATGGACGCAAACAAGGCCGTGGAACTTGGCTTTGCTGACGAAATCATGCAGAGAACCACCACGGACGAAGTGGAAGTGCCACAGGTGTCTATGCTTTATTCCAAGGCAAATGTGGTCAATTCCCTTATGGATAAGGTTGCCGCCAAGTGTGCAATCAAGTCCGAAGAAACCCGAAAAACCAAAGCCGATGACCTTATGGACAGGCTAAATCTTATTAAAAATTGGAGGTAATTTATTATGACTATCAACGAACTGCGCGAAAAGCGTAACCAGGCTTGGGAGGCTGCAAAGGCTTTTGTGGAAACCAAGCGCGACAAGGACGGTCTGCTTTCCGATGAGGATGCAAAGACCTATGCACAGATGGAGAAGAAGGTTCAGGACTATGGTGCTGAAATTGAGCGTATGGAGGCTATGTCCGCTATGGATGCACAGCTTTCCAAGCCTACTTCTACTCCTATCACTGAAAAGCCTATGAACGGCAAGACTATGGACGGCAAGAAGGAAAAGACCGGACGTGCATCCGATGCCTATAAGGACGGTATGCTCAAGGCTCTCCGTACCAACTTCCGTAATGTGTCCAATGTTCTTCAGGAGGGTGTGGATGCCGACGGTGGTTATCTTGTACCCGAAGAGTATGACTCCCGTCTTATTGAGGCATTGGAGGAAGAGAACATCTTCCGTAAGCTGGGTCACATCATCACTACAAGCGGTGAGCGCAAAATCAACATCGCTGCCACCAAGCCTGCGGCTGCGTGGATTGATGAGGGTGAGGAACTCACCTGGGGTGATGCAAAATTCGCCCAGATTAACCTGGATGCCCACAAGCTTCATGTTGCCGTTAAGGTGACTGAGGAGCTTCTGTATGACAATGCCTTCGGTCTTGAGAATTACATCATCCGTCAGTTCTCCAAGGCTCTTGCAAATGCAGAAGAGGACGCATTCCTCAACGGTACGGGTACCGGTCAGCCTTTGGGTCTGCTTGCCGAGGAAGGTGGCGCTGAAATCGGTGTGACTGCTGCATCTGCAACGGAAATCACTGCCGATGAAATCATCGACCTTGTGTACTCCCTCAAGCGTCCTTACCGTAAGAACGCCAAGTTTATCTGCAATGACCAGACTTTGGCAGCCATCCGCAAGCTGACTGACAAGAACGGCCGTTACCTTTGGCAGGATTCCGTCCAGGCGGGAGAGCCTGGCAGACTCTTGGGTTATGAGGTATACACTTCTCCTTATTTCCCTGTAATCACTGCGGGAATGCCTGCCATTGCTTTTGGTGACTACAGCTACTACAACATCGGTGACCGTGGTACTCGTTCCTTTGCAGAACTCAAGGAACTTTTCGCCGGAAACGGTATGGTCGGCTTTGTTGCCAAGGAGCGTGTGGACGGTAAGCTGGTGCTTGCTGAAGCTGTGAAATTGCTCAAGATGGCTACTGCCTAAGATGGGAGGTGGCAGTGATGAGCGAACTTCTTAAGAAGGTCAAGGAAAATCTGATACTGGAGCATTCGGTAGATGATGAACTGATTGAAAGGTTCATCACTGCCGCCGTTTCTTATGCGGAAAGCTATCAGCACATAGAGGCAGGATATTATACGGAAAATGCGATGCCCGCAACCACGGAACAAGCCGTGATTATGTTGGCGTCGCATTTCTATGAATCAAGGGATGGCTCTACGGGTGGTTTCTTTGCCGACAACGTGCAAGCCGGACAGCAGGTTTGGAACACGGTCAACCTACTTCTCAGGCTCGACCGAGAATGGAAGGTGTGATATGAGTTTCGGAAAAATGAACGGCTTTGCTGATATTGTCATTACCAAACGCATCAAGGACAGCGAGGGTTTTTCCACTACGGCAGATGAAATCCTCGCTTCTGTCCGTGTTTACAGAGAAGGTCGCCACGGAAGTGAGCGGTGGGCAAATCTCGCTGCGTTCTCCGAGGCAACCGACCTGTTCCGTTTCCGCTGCATTCCCGGACTTATCGTTACCACAGACCACATTTTGGTATGTGAGGACGGCAGATTTGAAATCACATCCGTGGAGGATGTGAAAGGCCGTGGAATGTATACGGAGGTGCTTGCGAAAAAGGTGGTGGCAACAAGTGGCTAAAGTGGATATCAAAATGCCAGAGGAGTTTTTGCAGCGTATCTCAAGGCTTGGTTCTGATTTTGATCCTGTAGCAGAGAAAGTTCTTGAAGCCGGAGGCGAGATTCTACTTGCCAAGGCACAGAGCAACCTGTCCTCTGTGGTGGGTAACGGCACAAAATATGAGTCCCGTTCCACGGGAGAACTGGAGTCGGCACTTGGTCTGTCCTCTGTGAAGATGGATAAGAACGGCAATCACAATATCAAGGTTGGCTTTGCAGAACCCCGTGGGGATGGCGTCAGCAATGCGAAACTGGCCAACATCATCGAATACGGTAAGCACGGTCAGCCTGCCAAACCTTTTATGAAACCTGCGAAAACGGCATCCCGTGCTGCCTGTATCAGTGCCATGCAGGATAAATTTGAAGAGGAGGTCAGAAAGCTGTGAGTGTACTTTCAGATATCAATACGGCTTTGGAGTCCTTGGGTATACCTTTGGAAACAGGCGTGTTCCATGAGGAGGCTCCGGATAAATATATCGTGGTAGTGCCTATGGCAGACAGCTTTGAACTTCATGCGGACAATACTCCCGGATGTGATGTCCAGGAGGCACGAATTTCCCTGTATGCCAAAGGCAGTTATACCAAAGAAAAAAACGCAATCGTCCGTGCCTTGCTTGGTGCGGATTTTACCATAACTGACCGAAGATACATCGGTTATGAAACAGAAACAGGCTACTTCCATTACAACGTGGATGTGGCAAAACATTATGAAATGGAGGAATAATCAAT